AACGCCATCTTCGCCGTTTTCGAAGAGGGAACCTACTGCCCTATCAGGAAAACCACCAAACTTGGTCAGGTAGTCAATATACCACTTGGCTTCTAGGTAGGTAACAAAACGCTTACCATTGAAGGTGACGTACTGGTAGCGGGCACTATCATACTCAATACCATAAGGGAGGTTTGCCCTAATGAACTCGTTGTATTCCCGCTTAGAGTTTGTCATCGCTTTATCGAAGTCCTTTAGAGTTACTATAGACTAGTTTGAGTTGTGGTTTTGTTTGACTTAGAGAGATTTAGCTTGGCTTCTAAGAGTTGTAAATTCCAAGGAACGTGTAATCCGCAGACATTTTCACCTTGGAGCGGTACTATATGATCTACATGGTAGGATAAACCGAAGATACCTTCAAACTTCTTGGCTAAGGTGTACATTGACTTGATGTCTTCTAGTTGGTCTTGGGTAAGCCAATCCGGTGTTGCCTTTAATTTACTTGCCCTATAACGTGCGAGTGAAGCATTGCAGACATCTCGGTTAGCGTCTCTCCACTTCTTGCCGTACTTCTTATCAGCCGCCTTAGCCCACTCTGGATTATCTCTTCGCCACTGGACACTTCTAGCTACACACAATTCTCTATTATTATCGTAGTATCTTTTAGCAATCTTCTTCCGAGCTTCTGGGTTACGATCCGACCACTCTTTACATTGCTGTATGTGTTTTTGTGGGTCTCGCTGGTAACGCTCTTTGCTATAGAGTTTCTTACATTCTTTGCAAGCTGTCTGATAACCGTCTTTCTTAGTCTTGTTCTTTCCGAAACTACTAAGCGGTAAAGTTTCTTTACATCTACAACAAGTTTTCATCGTAAACCTTTTGAGTTGCTATACACCAGTTTTAATTGCGGCTTAGAAAACCCCTTAAGCATGAGGTCTGTCAAGGCCCAAACTGCGGCGTCATACCTATCAGGACTCTTGTGCTTTCCTAAAGGTTCGAAGGTAGTATATTGTTGTTCTAATTCTGTCAGAGGAGCCTCACAGTCTCTCACGTGGTAGACCTTACCTTGCTCATAGAGGGCACTCACAGGCTCCGCTCTGGCGATCTTAGCGGTACTTGCGTGTACACCCTTTAGTGGGAGGTTCTCATCAATAGTCTTGAAGAGGGATGGTATGAGGTCTTTACCTTGGTTGCTTTCGTATACGATACGACTACACTCAAATTCGTGGTAAAGAGAAACTACCTTATTGGCCCATGTTTCTGGTGAACCCTTGAAGGTATAGTCACCAAGGATGTAAGCCTTACCCTGTTCACATATGCCAGCTACAACAATACCAGTGTTATCTGATTCTACGTTAGAGGAGACAGCAGGGTCTACAGCTACAACCTTCCTAATAAGGGGTGGTAGTTCTGAAGAGGTGATCTGACAGTTGTCGATCATGTCAGCAGTCCAGAGAGCACCTTCGTTCTCTGTCAGTACTTCAGCATAGAGTTCCTGCCTACCAAGGCGAGTACCCTCATACTGTTCCTTAACTGCTGTAAGGTAAGTGTCTGCAAGGTTATTAGTATTATCGAAGGTAGACCCCGTAGTAATCACTGTTTTAGGGTCTTTAAGTAGCTTCCTAATAAGAACTGTACTTTTAGGGGTGGTAGTCACACAAACTCGTGGATGTTTACCTAGACGGAGGCAAAACTGTAGCATATCCCAAGTTTCTTGGTCTTTATTCCACGAAGCTGTCTCATCGCACCAAGCTGCTTCAAACTGGGGTCCACGTAGACGTTCGGGTTCTTCTGCTGAATAGAATTCTACTTGCGCACCGTTAGCCCATGTAAGGGTACGCTTGGTAGGGGACCACTCAGGGAAACCCATCTCTTTGCCTTTGTAGGTCTTATCACCTTTCCAGCAGAGACTAAGGAAACCTGACTCACCCTTAACCATAACACGGAGAATATCTGAGTTGGTACTAGCTACAGCAGCAATACGTTTCTTACCCTGTTTGACTTGCTCTCGGACCCACTGAACACCAGTCCATGTCTTACCAAAACCACGTCCACAGTTAAGGAACCACACATTCCAGTCACCTTCAGGGGGGAGTTGATTGTCCCTAGCAAGGAACTCGTAAGAGAACTGTAGTTCGTCTAACTGTTGGGGTGAGAGTTGGGAGAGTGCAGCTTTAACTTCTTCTGTCGGGAGGGTTCTAAGGTAGTCAGCAGTTAGCCTTTGAGGCTTCTGTCGGGTTGTGCTGAACATTCTTACTCCTCTTCGGTATCCTTACCAAGTAGCTTCATCAGTGAATTAACAGCACTCTCAGCCTCTTCTTCCTCAGTACCTACCTCTTGGGTTTGCTCTGTAGATTTAGGGGACCAACCACCATGAGAACGTAGGTACAACTCTTGAGACTTCCACGTAGCAGGATGGTCGATGTCACCCTCAATAGCTTGAGTAACTACACGATTACCAATCTTAGCTGCAATACTTGCTTTAGTGGAGTGCCAGTCCTGTCCATACTTCTTCATGAGCGTAGTCATACTTCGAGGAGCCCATGCCATGTGTTGAATCTCGGCAAAGGTATCCTTGAGAGTGACTCCAGCGGCAGCATTACGGCGGACCACTTTAGCAATCTCTTCGTTACGCTCTAGTCCGTGCTTAGGTGGCATGGCTTCCTCTTTCAATAGATAGCGCAGCCTATCGCTGCTATAGTTACCCCATAGTGTTCAGGCTACAGGGTCTGTGCTTATTCAGCTACAGAACTCTTCAGTGTGTTCTACGACTCTTAAGATTGATGCTTAAGCATGAACTACAAGTATCTACAAAATACGTACAGTAATACTTTAAGATTCGTATGTCAGGATGGCTCCTAAGAGGAGAACTACACAAATAATAAATTACAAGAAGTGATGACTCTTAAGATTCAAAACTTAAGCTACGTATCTCTATGTGTGTATATTCACTATGAGATGTAAAACTTAAGAGGGAATCTTAAGAGTCTCATATATATATAAGTTCATTTTTTCAGAGAATCCACATAGAATCTTAAACTTTTTTACAAAGTGTTGTATTTTAACGATTCTTTTTTCTTGACTGTAGTTACGGAATCGTAGGTCAGAATCACCTGTTTACATCTTGTGGTTGAAATCATTGCTCGTCCTGTGTCAGAGTGACGCACAGGCTCAACCAAAAAAGTTTCTTTCGGATTCTAATGGGTGCCATTCGTTTTTCTTTCTTTCGGATTCTAAGGGCGTTACCCTGTGACCAAAACCCCACACTCCAGAATCTATAGGGTCCCATCATGATGAAAGCCCTTGACATGCCTTAGCTTGAAAGCCCCAGATACGAATCGTTTAGCGTTAAACTATCGCGCAAAACTAGTTAAGCATTAAACTAAATTAGTACAATCCTTGGTTGTGTAGTTCAGCGTTAAACTAATCCCGCAAGCTGTTGCAATCATGTGACAATCATTGGAAATAAATCGGGGGATTCAAAGAAAAAACTTGACGGAGAGAGCGAATCGGGCAGCACACATGCACTAAGAACATGTTACAAGAATCCAACCAAACCTAACAAATTGTAACAAGTAAATCCCAAGTAACCTATTGAGACGGTATCATAATACCCCATGCCCGTAGAGCCACGTAGAGCGCCATAGAGTGCCCATGTATCGCCTAGGCTAGGGCAACCCCATAAACAACAAAAACCCCACTGAGCGGCTAACTCAGCAGGGCTATGCTATAAGGTTGGTTGCGTATCTAGCTACTCATACTCGCACCACGCTATGATGGGGGAGTCCACTGTGTGAATAGTGTCTGCACTCTGGGTAGGTGCTATCTCATACAAGGCAAGAACCTCATAGCCACCCCAGTCTCCCCAGCGTGTATAGCTATCTTTGAACCGCTCACAGTCTGTGTAGCTACCTGACTGGTGTAATACTACGGGGGACTCGTTGCTAAATCCAATGATTGCATATGTGTCGGCCATCAGATTGACTCCTCTGTAAGGGTAAAGAGGCACAATTCATCGTCCACCCACTCGTCACGCTCCTGTTCTGTGACTGTGTATGGACTGTGGTCCACTCTGTATTGGACTCGGTTCTGTACCTCCTCTGTGATCCAGTCCTCAGCCTCATATACAGTGTCGAAAGCTATTACGTCTGGGTTCGGGTCCATACTATCTACAGACGCAGTAACTACAGCAACACGGTCCAGTCTACGTAGCTTGCAAGCAAGATTCCAAGCCGTCTGGTCTACAGCAAATGTAACCAGAGATTCTAGGTCTGTAGCCTCATACGATTCCCCTGTGTTGTCTTGCCAGTCTGCTAAAGCCTGATTGATATACTCCTGCCAGTCAGAGTCGGACAGTTTCTCTAAAATGTCGGCTGTGCCTATCATGCCATTCCAAGAACCAGAGGCACAGGAGGCGGATTCCAGTTGCTGTGCAATCTGCTCAATTCGGTCCCATGCGTGGGGCTGGTCTATTTGGTCCCAGAGCATATGCTCAATAGGTCCAGTCAGGTCCATTGCGTCTGTGATGCGGTCTAGGTCTGTGATTGCCATTGTTTCGATTCCTTATGCTGCGTTTGTGTTGTAGGCTACTGCGTTCCGGCCCATTGCACGAGCTTGCTTTGCCAGTGACTCAGCTTGTGCCAATGTCATGTTACAGGGCAGGCCGTCAAAAACGCGCGGTCCGAAGTCAGTAATGATTGCTACTGTGTAGGTGTTGGTTGTCATTGTGTGAGTCCTTCTCAGTTCCAGTTGATATTTAAGCCGAGGATGAACGACAGTATTACCATCGCCGCGAGTAGTAGTTTTGTGTCCGAGTCCATCTTATTTCCCTTATGCGTAAATTGTCATTGTGTGAGTCCTTCAGTTGAGGGTTTCAAAATACCCATCACGGTGTAGTTTTCCGTACTCAATGCCGTTGCTAGTAAATGCCCATCTAAGGACAAATTCTACGTTAGGTGACAAAAACGGCAAAGCCTTAGCTTGCTCATCACTCAAGT